TTAAGCGTCAGCGTGCCGGATGATATCGTTGGGCTGGAAACAGATTCGGAATAGTCACGAAGTTTGGCTCTGATCAGCTCGTTATCCTGAAGGTTTTGCGCCCCTGTGAACGAGTTTGCACCAAGTTTGACATCAGTCGTCAAGAACCCGTTTGCATCGAGGTCAACACCTGTTCCGAGCCGTACGCCACCTAAAGTGGATACTGTTGCAGCAGGAAGCGTGTATGAATATGTCGAGCTGATTACCCCGCTGTTTATTACGATGGATGATCCATCAACCTTAACTCCACCTAGAACCGATGTGGTTGCTGTGGGTAGGCTGTACGATGCTGGAGTGTTGCTTAAATCTGTGTAACTTCCCGAGGTGGCGACCGTAGCGAAAGTAGGCTTTCCGGTGATATTCGCATATGTGAAATTGGCTGATGGAAGGTACGTTAAAGATGCGTTTGCAGTTGTAAGGTATAGGGTTAGGTTTGGCGTGCCGCTCAGATCCGTGTAGCTACCTGAAGTGGCTACGTTTGCTAGCGTTGGCTTGCCTGTGATGTTGGCATAGGTCAGGTTGGCAGTCGTCAGATAACGTCCATCGGCATAACCCAGCGTCAAAATGCTGTTTGCAGTCCAGGTTCCACCACCCGCCAGAACCAGAGTTGCTGATGTTGGACTTACCGTAAGGGTGCTTGTTCCTGCAAGGGTATTGACCGTCATGTCATAAGACGAGGAACTTAACGTCAAAGTGCTGCTATCGCTACCAAGGGACGCTGTCGAAGCAATGGTCTGCGTTGTGTTTTGCGTCTTTTTGACATACGCTGTTAGGTCGGGCGTGCCTGTAATGTTGGCGTAGGTCAGGTTTGCGGATGTTAGGTATCGAGTGTCTGCNTAAACCCTTGTCAACAAGCTGTTATCGGTGAAAGTGTAAGTTTGGGCGAAAAATTCAGCCTTTGTTTTGCTGATCCGAATCGAGGTGTTAAAATAAGGCCCGGTGCTTGCGTTTGCAGTATAATTGTATTGAAGATTCAGACTTCCTTCGTTTATGTCTGGGTTCAACGGATCGGTATAAAGCCTTATAAACGGGTAATAAACATCTGTCTGACCATTTGCACGAGTATTGCTAATAGCCCATTGCATATCAGCATAATTCTGGCTTGTTGATGAACCGGAAAGCAAGGTCATATACCGAGATCCGTTGGCGTTCTGAACCTTAAGAGTAAACGGATTTGCTGCTGAAGTCCCTGTAAACGACAGGTTGGAATAAGGCGTCGAGGAAGTCAAGGGGGTGTAAGTTAAAGCCGTTGTCACATCGTTGGATGTCAAACTGACATTTCCCGTGCGATTATTGAAAGCCGTAACGCCGCCCGGTTGAGCCGACAGCACCCCATTGCCTGTGATGGACAGATTATCCCCAACGATGATGCCACCGAGCGTGGTATTTGTAGCGGGAACAGATGATCCGCTGATCCCGGCTGGCCCCTGTGGGCCAGTAGCACCCTTCTCGGCAACACTGATTGTTACCCTGTTCTTTCCGTCTTTGACTTGGATAATATCCATGATCTCACCTCATCTTTGTCATCAAGTACGGGAGACCACCAGGAAATTCCCAGCAATACGGGTTCGCGTGATATCACCATCCGTAAATGCCATCCACCACTTGTAGCTTCCAGCACCAGCAGCACTCGTCTGACCATCTGACCAGGTTACGATCACTTCGCCTGTCGTGGAGTTGGCCGAGGTCGTTGCGTTATAGGTCGCATTCGATGTCTTGAAAGCTGCTGCAAAGGTCGTGTTGGATATATTTGCTAGCGTGCTGTTGCACCCAGATGTACCCGTAATCACGGTCACCACTATCTGCACATCATCGCCAGCAATCGCCGAGATATTCAAATTCGGAGGAAGAAGGTTCAGATCTGGCATCCTTAGGAGACCTCCTCGATGTCTGTCCAACCCTCGCGTGATTCGTATTCTTCCAGTTCTGCCATCAGGCTCACATAAGACTGGACCAAAGCCTTGTTCACCCCTGATCGGCTGGGGCTAAGGGAATCGCTGTTGCGTTCGCCCTCGATCTTGGACCGTTCACCTGTGCTGGCAGGAACCTTTACCGACCCGATGTTATCGCCTTCAGAAACCGTTGTTTGAGCTGGATCAGCCTGGGGTAGAATCTCGTTGCGAATCTCATCCCTAGCGATACCAAGCGAGTCAGCATCTGGTGAATCAGATTTGCCGTAGCCAACGATATCGCGAGACTCATTAATAGTGATAACTCCACCACCGAGCAGACGAATCGCACGATTGGCTGCAATCTGTTCACGGTCATCAAGCTCCTCNACTGGNGAATAATCAAATGTGAACTTGATTCGACCGGACCTTACGTCATCAGGATCTTCAAAGTCGATCAACAGCTGGTGCGTCATCTCGTCCGCAAAAACCTTCTGNANCGGAATCAANCCGTGGACGTATGCNGCNCNNATNGCATCTGCGTAGGTTCCGTATGCACCCGTGTTGTCTGTGTTCANNCCCANAACCGATGTGTTCAGCCCCATTGCCGCGAGNACCGTAGCCTGTGCCGACTTGGGAATCTCTACCAGACCGATCTCTTCCGGCGTGAATCCCATCTTGTGCAGTTCGTAAGCACCCGTCAAAACTGTAGGGTCTCCCCGCTGGTCACCTGTGAGGGCATCCTTGAGCCGAGATTTGATCGCCTTGGCATCGTCCTCTGAGACCGTGAAATCACCCTTGGGGGTAGCAATAAGCCCAGGAACCGCAAAATTGCGAAGCAGAGAGGCTGTGTAGGTGGATGCCTCGTTCAAAACTGCAATCTCACGCACATGGGCGAGCAGAGGACTCCAGCCGACCCGATCCTGATCCATGTCGATATAACGCCGGATATGAATCACCCTGTCCGCAGGAACGTCCAGCATCTTCCCGTTGATGTTNTATCGCCAGGCTGTNAGGTAATCTGATCCGTCCGTTGGAAAGAGGGGCGAAACCTTGTCAGCCCTCCAGATCTTCAGTTCCACTGGCTCGCCCAGACGATTTTTGATCTTCTCGATCCAGACATTGCCGTAACAGCTTGCGTCCCTGACATATGCACCGACAAACGCTGCTTCGCCCACATAAGGGTGGGGACGGCGTAACAATGTCAATGCAGGGTGGTTATGGATTGGATCTTCGATTCCTTCGTCATCCACCCGCACCACTTGTAGATTTGGGACGGACCAGTTTCTGGCAAGCCAGTCGATACCGGANGCTACCGTGGAGTTCTTCCATAACCCCTGGATAAGCATTTCCGTGTAATCGTACGTTGTTCCAGGCAACCAAACGCTATACGGGCGATATCCACCACCCANCCCACCCCAACCGGAGTAGGGCGTTTTGCCGCGAAACAGCGATTTGAACGATCCGTATAATCCCATACTCATATCATAACATAAGTAGGTGTGCATAACAAGATGGGAGTGAGGGGGAGGCTTTTTCTGTTTTTTATTTTTTTATTTGTTGGTAGTGTGTGCATAGCCGACACGCCTGGAGCGGCGGCTCGGAAAAATTCGCGAAATTGTGTCCCATAAACTAGGTGTCCATGTCATGAAAACATCCTGGAAACAAGTAAGACCTGCTCAGCTGAGCAGGTCCTGGAAGTGGATGCCTGGAAACAAGTAAGACCTGCTCAGCTGAGCAGGTCCTGGAAGTGGATGCCTGGAAACAAGTAAGACCTGCTCAGCTGAGCAGGTCCTGGAAGTCTTACTTGCGTTTTGGCTGATTCAGCCACCATATCAAGACCATAACCACTAGATCACATGTGATGATTAGTACTTCGGCAATTATAAGTATCATTAGTGGATCTGATATCCTATGTGGCCAGTGGTCCAGCATGATCGACAATTATGGGCATTGCAAGTATGATCGTCGGTTGTTGTTGCGGGGCATGCCTGGCAGTCATCTGGCAAGATTGAAAGCTCGGAAAATACCATGGTCGAATTTTCAACCCTAGAAAGCGCGTCGATCATAGGGGTTGAATATCTGATAATCAGGTTCTTTGGGGTCGAATCGATACGCTTAACTATACCAAATTCACGGGTTGGTAGCCAAAATGATACCTTGGGACACTTTTCCGCAATGACGCGAATTTTGTGCAGCATTAAGTGGTCCTGTAGGTCTCCCGAGTCGAACCAACGAAAATACTTCGCGTCAATTCCGGCGATAGGGTTTTCTAGATTCCAGTTCAGAAAGCTTGATAGAACCTGCACAAAATTGGAATCGTAAGGGTTCAGACTATTGTCTAAGTGATATGTGACAAGCCTACGTGCCATTGCCAGCTTGACGTTCGGCATGAGGTATCTACCGTCTAAAGCGTAGCACTTGTTACAGGTTGATCCCTGAACCTTATGCAGCTTTGATCCAGTATCGCAAAAATTAGCTGGAATTGACCAACCAAACCCTGGCATTTTACTGGTGACCGATAAACCCCCACAAAATTCGTGCAGAAGTTTAGACCAGTCTGCCTGGGTTCTGGCATTTTGACATGCTACCGATATTGCGTGTTCATAGTAGTCTTCTGTCGCGTTATCGGTATAGGTATCTAACCACTCTCCTAAGTATTCAGGGGTTAATTCCTTGGTTGGAGTATTCGCGTAAACACTAGCTGCACGGTCGATCTGTTCACGGAAATCGTTTACAGGTGATACGAATTTTGCTTTGGTTTTCATCGGTCTGGTATCCTATCCTCTTGTTTGTTGCCAGATTTTGCGAGAACAATTCCCGCCAAGTTGATTATCGTCAGGTCCACATATATTTTCAAGGTATTTTGACCAAATCAGCCTGGGTCGTAAGATCATGCCTGGCTGGCTTTTGGGAGTGTTTCTGGGGGCTGGCTGGCCCCTGGAGGGGGCTGGCTGGGCGAGCGTGTGTGTGGGCGTGTTTAGGTAAGTGTCACTGTATCAGTGTATCTGTAAGTGTCAGTGTATCCGCATCTAGATCTGTGTCACTGTGTGGCCTCCTGCCTACTTATCAGGTGGTCGTAGTTCCGTAAGTGTCACTGTGTCGGCATGTTACGACTTCTGGTAGTGGCAGAATGGCAGAGATGTGGCAGGAAATGTCAACGATCTGGGCGAAAGTTAAACAAATTGCGGGAGAGCCAGAAGTCAAAAGATTGTGAAATAAAGAACGAAGTGGGGTTGGAGGTCAGTGGCAGGGTGACGGGCGTGAGCCTGGGGTGAGGGTGCTGGGCTGGCCCGATTAGGCTTAATTAAGCGTGATCAGGCACAGAGTGTGCTTTTTTAAGAAAAGTGGCAGTGTGTGCAATCATCAAACCCTCCTCCCAACATCCTCCCCTGAATCAATCATCATTAAGTTGTGTAAGATGGTGATATATTGTTTGCTGGTCAATAACTTACAACCTATCCCCGCGCCGTGTAACGTGTTGTGTAAATAACGAAGAAGCCCAGCGGGTTGCTGGGCTTGAAATCGTGCTTTGGTTGTGGCGAGTGGATCAGATCCAACTGTCGTCAGGCTCCGCTGCAATTGTCAAATAATCCAACTCTTCAGGCTTCAGCGATCTGCGTTCACTCGCCGTGAGTGGCCGGACGCCAAAAGTCGAATAGATTGGGGTGACCTCGCCAGTATATCTATTTTGACACCAAGTGTCACCAACAGGCAAACCTCTTTCAAGAACTTGTAGCTGTTCTTTGCGGCTTCGGCACTTAGCGTAATACCATGTGTTTGAAAAACCGTTTCCGGTGCTGGATCTGTAGTAGTTTACCGCGATATAGTAGTTCATCGTCTGTCCTTCCGTTTCCGTTACTTGGTTTTGATTTACTGGCTTTTCTTCCCGACACCAAAAATATATCGACATGACAGGCGAGAGTCAAAAAGATTTCTCAAAAAATGTCAACGTCCTGTGGTATGACCAGATAGCTTATTCCATAGGGTTTGATGCTGGTTTGGGCCTGGAATTAGGCCTGGATGTGGGTAAGCGTATACATGGACCTATAGGCGTGCGCGAAGCAGTGTATCTGTGTAAACCACTGTATCTGGGAATACCACTGTATCTGTAAATATCACTGTATCTGGGAATACCACTGTATCTGTGTAAACCACTGTATCTGAATAAGGCTCCCTCGGGATCTCGGGAGAAGCCCGCAGCAGTGTATCTGAATAAGGCAGTGTATGACACTGTGTCTGGGTAGACCACTGCCGTGTATGATGTTGTGTAAATAAAGATGAAGCCCAGCGGGTTGCTGGGCTTGGAATCGTGCTTGGATTGTGGCGAGTGGTATCAGATCAAGTAGAGTGGATTGCGTGCGAATTCAGGCCCATCGGCCCATCCCGTGAGATTTTGAACATTTTGATATTCGCTCTCGCGAATCCTAACGCTTTTAGTGGTCAGAGGTTCGCCAAATCTTGCAGCTAGATCGGGATATTCGTCACGCAAGGCCGACCAGAATTCATCTGCGGAATACTCGAAATCTACCACAACTTCGCACCAGTTTTCGCCGTCACAATCGACCCAAACCATCGTACCATTTTCGCCGTAAGTATCTAATTTGAGGAACTTATCGTTTTCCCAGTCCCCCCAGTAACTGTCCCCTCCGCATTCAAACGCACCGCGACCATTAGGCGCACGGCATAGCGTATAACCCTTGGTACTGTGCCAGATCTCGCAACCAATCTCCAGTTCGGAGAGTTGGTCAAGGGCGTAGCCCATGTTTTTGGCTGTCTCAAGATCTTCTGCTGTTTCGATTTTCATCTGTCTCAGTCCTCCCGTTTGAAATATCAATCTGAGTCACTATAACCACTGACCTGGCAACAAGCCAGACCATTACTCTACTTTCACCAACATGTATGTCGGAACAACCTCGGTATTCGGGAAGTTGGTATGCATCCAGCCTTTAGCCCTAATTCCGACTCGACCTTTCTCAGGCTGATCGTAGCATTCGTAGATCTTTTCCAACTCTTCTGGGCGGCAGTACTCGGGCTTGATCGTCACAAAGTCGCCTTTCTTTAATTCGCTCATCTGGTCACCTCCTGAAATGTGTAAAGTGCAAGCCTTGAAGCAAATCCAGTTGAATCACCACACAGGCCCAACAGGCCTCCAGCCACGGTCTCATCCGGTTCGCAGTCCACAACGCAGCATCGATTCGCATCCCAATAGTGATGGCCCGCAATAGGCCCATAATTCCGAAATCGTACATATAAGATCATTACTCTGCCTCCACTGCGTCAAAAGCATGGTGCGAACAAACCTGGAAATGACCAACACTGTTGCCGTTGACATCCTTCAGGTGATAATTCCAGTCGGCCTCCATGTTTCGGTGACCGTTTCTGAGTCTCTCGGCCAGTTCGGCCAAGATCCTGGGCAACTCGCTGGAGTCCTCGAAAGCTGCGTTATCAAGATTGATCGTGAGTTCAAACTGCATGATTCGTTTTCCGTTACTTGGTTTCAGATTTCGCCGAGGACTTCCCTCGACACCCAAAATATATCGACATGACAGGCGAGAGTCAAAAAGATTTCTCAAAAAATGTCAACGACTGTGAACCTGGCTTAATGGCTTATTATGTAGGCTTTGAAGCTGGTTTGGGCCTGGCTTTCGGCCTGAATATGGGTAAGCGTGTACATACGCCTATAGGCGTGCGCGAAGCAGTGTATCCCTGCGGGGCAGTGTATCTTTGTAAGGCAGTGTATCTTTGTAAGGCAGTGTATCTGTATAAGGCAGTGTATGACACTGTATCTGGGTAGACCACTGTATGGCTATAGTAGGCCAAGGAAAAACCGGAGGTTACGGAGGTAACGGGGGTGAATTTCTACTCTATTCTTATAAATATTTTTTATTGTTGAGATAAGGTAGAAATTAGTACCCGTAACCTCCGGTTCCCCCGTAGTCTTCTTCTGGCTCACTAAAGTGTGTATAGGTGTAGAGTGGTGTAGGACAGTGTATCGGGAGTCAGTTTACACCAGTGTATCAGGGGAACTATCTACTGAACAAACTTTCACTTTATGTTTTACTACTGTAGTACCTCAGAGACAGAAGACGACCTTTTCCCCTACACTACACCTGACTCACTTCTTGTTTCCTTTAGGCCTTGTATGAGAATTCTCATATCACCTATCAGAAACCTGTGAGTCCTGATTCAACTCAACCCTAGACATCATTTCCCACTTAAGGGAACATTTCATCTGGCTGAAAGAATCTGGGTAGTGGGAGAATACTTGGTCTGGTCAGCTTACCGATTAGACTCGTTTATTGTGTAGGGACCAGGTTGTTAGGTATCAACAGTGCCTGGATTTGAGTGAGTCTACCCGTCAAGCCGAATGGCGATCCTCAGTTACCACTGTCCAGTGCTGACTATTCAGCGAGAGTTCGTCAAACTCTTTCCCCCTGGACACCTAACGGTCTGAATCTCTTCATCCCGTATCGCTGACCCTTGCCGAGGATCTGACCAACTTCCCGAACTGGGTATATATGGCAAGGACAGCACTAGTCAAAAAGTCGTCAGAACTGAGACAGGAGCGAACCAGAATCGCGAATAGGCGGGTGATTGACTCACCACTTATCTTGCCTCTGTCACCCAAGTCGAAGCATTATCTTCCTGAGTACCACACACTGAGGGACGGTCAATTCTGACAGCAACCGTGAGCCTCACCCATAATTGTACATCACCCTCATATCCATGTCAACGACCTAACGAACCCACTTACAAAAACGTATAAACACCTTAGATCCTACCCTCTCATTAAACTATAAGCCCTTATATTATAACAGATTGGCGAGTTTTTAAAAATCCCGCAGGATATCATGTACATAAATTTTAGTCGCGTATTGACATTCCTGTGTCCATAGACTAACATTCCTCCAAGGCTGAAGCACATAAGACACGTCACACAGGGAGGATTGATGAGATTCAATACAAAGATTCAGTTCACAACAGATCTCAGCGAGCCTGAGAAAGAGTATGTCAACGATGCCTTGATATCACGCATGTATGAGTACTTCTCCAAAGATCTAGAGACTGTGACTCAAGTGGCAACAAAGTTTTGCCTCGATGGTAAAGGAGTCTGCCTGTTTGCTACTTCCTACAGAAACGAGATGGACGAGGTCATGATCATTGGCGTAGAGACAAAGGATTTAGCCACAGCCAAGTACCTTCAAGACGAGTTCCATGAATCCATGCGTGAGTTTGCTGAAGAAGGTTCCGAATTTTCGTCCTCCTGGATCAATCCAGAGCTTAACTGAGAGAGAATCATGATCAAGGCCACAACATATACTCCAGTTAGTGATAAGCCGTTAGAAACAGGCTACATCGACAAACGCACACTAAAAAACGCCTGGTGGATACTGAAAGATCGTCGAGACTGGCTTGTACACGGTGAACCACCTACAGGCTGGACAGATAAAGTTGCCATGGCAAAAGAAGTCCAGAGAATCATGGACCTGATCGAGGTGCATATTTAATGGGTGACCCTGAAGAAATTTGCGGGAAGTGCGAACAGATATGGGTTCTCTGCGATTGCGTCGAAGACAAGTTCACCGAGGCTTACTGCGAGACATGCGGTAAACACCAAGAGAGATGCCTGTGCTACGGGGACAACTACGACAACCAAGAACCAGACGAAAGCGAGCCTGACGAAGATGACTGCGAATAAAGACGAAACCCTCCACTCACTGATCGGCATCCAGCCGAAGCACCTGAGGTTGGCACAGTTCCACTTAAATAACTATTTCAGACTGCTGTGCGAGCAAATGCAGGAGGGAGATGACTTTACAGCGGTTACCATTTCCGAACTGCGTTATCTGGATGGTCTGATTTCTGGCATATTTGGAGACGACTTCGGCCTACCCAAGGGAAAACCCAGTGCTTGAAGCTGACCTGATCACGATTAACTCTTTGACAGTAAACGGCATCACCATCGAGTTGGTCAAAGAGATAGATTGCCCCTTGGGATTACCGTACACCCTTCGCACATTGCCAAGAATCATGACAAGTGAAGACCCGTGCTTTTTTGGGCAATATTGGAAAGCTCAAAAACATTTTAAGCGAATGGTAAATCGCGTATCACCCATGATTGAGAGGAATTGAAGATGAGTAATAGCGACATGGCATCAAAACTAATAGCAGTGATTGTCGAACAACGCAACCAAATCGTCGAGCTTGAGGCTCAGGTTGCCAGCCTGGTAAAGACTCATATCAAACTCAACGCAAAACCTGATCCACCAGAACCGGAGGATGCTTATCTGAGCGACTTTAGGGTGCTGAAAACGGCGATCGAGATAATCTCGTATGCGATGAGGCAGAAACGAGCAGATTGGGAATTGGATCTTTGCAGGAAGACAGTACTGTCGATCAGAACTTTCACCGAGGAGGTCAGAAGATGGAATGGACTGGACGATCTTGGGCCATACAAATGGAGCAGTCTGGGATCTGGAGTCAATCACCTCATCGATAAGGAGTGGGAAAAATGAGCGCGGAGCTTAACGCGGAGCTTAACGTGCAACTTAGCGCGGAGCTTGTCATAGAATTGCTAACGCCAGAAGTGGTCGATGGATGCTCGCTTGAGGATGGTCGAAAAAGAAAAACCGGATCTCCCCTTGCGCCCTGATCACCCATAAGATAGAATTTATCCGTCCCTTACCACCTACTCGAAAGGATAGAGAAATGTCATACGAAGATGAGATCGAAGAAACGGAAGAGTCGGAAAACGGATTCAATGTCCCTCGCTTCGATGAGGCCGAAACAGAAGAGTACATGACGATCTTGATCGACTCCGTGTTTACACCCGAAAGCCTGAGGAAACTGGGGTTTTTAGCCTTGGAAGACCTGAGGGAGCAGTACAAGAAGGCGGGTGAATGGCCGGATGAGCTAAGACAAGGAGAAGACTTCGGGAAAAGATTGCTCAATCAAATCGCCTGGAAAATGAACATCTGACTTGCCAGATCCTAATTCTGCGTGTACAATAATCACTCAGTCCTGGTCACGGACGATCAGAATCCATCAGCCCCTTGAGCTTGTTGCTTGAGGGGTCTTTTTTTAATATGGCACATCGATTTCACACACAGAATACGGGTAACAGCCTCTCGGAGGCAATCTCCTGACAAAGTTACCCACATTGACCTGTTCGTCGTCCGTAGGTGGCTTTACAGGCTCGCTATTGGCAATCCCTGCCATCTTGTTCCTTCGCTTGATCTCAGCAGCAAAAGCTCTTGCCCCAGGCATCCCTAGCGACTTTTTAATTTTTGCTTTCCGGCACTCCTTGCAGACAACAGCCGAATTTCCCGCCAAAGCCTCCTTGTCATTATTGACAATAGAGACAGTGACGGTTAAGTCGTTGATCCCACAGTAGATGCAGGAGCGTTTATCACGCCCTACAATGGTTATCCAGTTCGTCACGATTCGATCCTTCTTCCAAGCATTACACCGTCGATTTCAACGTATTCAAATTCATCCTGAGTTGGCTTAGGCATCAGGCAATCTTCGGCATAGTCAACGCCGCATGGGCAATTTCCATCCTCATCGCAATCCGAAGCGAATACAACTGGAATCCAGTCAAGACTCGTATCGCTGGAGGAGGATTTCAAATGCTGTTGCTGCAACAATTGGCACTTGTGCATTTCCTAGTCCTCGGAGTCGCCCTGCTCGGTTCTTTGTTCCAATGGATAATCTGCCGATAGGAGGCTCGGAAGCCCACCAGTCACTGCTAGAGGCTCGATAGAGGTCCACCCAATCGGGAAGTGCATGAGCCATTCCACCCAGTTGGGACTCAGGAACCCCCGCATTTTCGACTGGTTGTCCGTATACTGAACCGCTATGTCCAGTGCGTCCCAACTGTATCTGCCGTTCCGAATCCTCCCCCCGATATACCCGCCCTTCCAGTCTCTCACACTCGGTGTCGGCCAGTTCTCCTGCAACATCGGTCGGCGATCCGACACAACCATTGACAACATCAACTGCTTTCCGCTCGCCATTCTCCTCTGGATTGACAGAGAGTTCAGAGTACCCCTGTTCCTGTCGTCGGAGGCTGATGGTGTCGGCCAAGTCTCTGGGTGTTGAACCTGTGCTGCCAATGACCCCGCGCACTTCTCCGTCCTGTCCGCATTCCGTTGGATAAATGTCGCTGGATTCTCGCCCTTGCCAGTGTCCGTTGCTCTTGGAGTCAACCACATCTTGCTTACGGCACAAGATCCAGACTCGTTTCCTGAGGTGATTGGCTCCGCAGTCGGACGCTGAAAGCACTGTCCATTCCGCATCGAACCCGATGTCGGCCAACGCCCCGAGAACAACGTCGATTCCTCTGGTGAGGAGTGCTGGCACATTCTCCAGGAAGATG